AAAGGAAAAGCCTTTTCATATTTTAGTGTTGTTGCTAAGAATTATTTAATTTTAAATAATAATGCAAACTATAAACGATATAAGACACATCATGATTTAGTTGTTTTAGATTCCAAAAAGAATGCATTAACCTCAGCTGCAGAAAAACAAACTAAAGAGGATAGTGAATTATTTGTAGATTTATTGGTTAAATATTGGGAAAATAATATTTATAAAGTATTTAGTAAACCTAGAGAAATTGCTGTAGCAGATGCTATTGTTGAGTTATTTAGACGTAGTGAAACTATAGAAAATTTTAATAAAAAGGCTTTATACATATTAATACGTGAGATGACAGGTATAAGAACTCAGTATATTACAAAAGTAATTAATATAATGAAACGGCATAATACTAAATTAATTCTAGAATTTCAAAAAACGGGGTCTGTTGGAACAACTCCAGTGCACAGATGGGCTAGATAGTTCTTTAAATAATATATAATTAATAAATGGGTCCGGCTTTGCTTGGCCCATTTTTTGTATCTAAAGATATTTATATATGAGTGTTATGGTCAAATCGATAAATTAATAGGAAAATATAATGGGTTTAGATAAAGATACAGTATTTTTTAAAGATAAGAGTTTCTCTGATCTATTAGAGGATGTCTATGATAACGTTAAAACTAAAAGAACTCAAATAGATATTCTTATAAATGAATTAAAACCTTTTATGAAGAATATAGGCGATGCAGCTGTAATTGTTCCATTAATTAAAGAATATATGGAAGTTGCTGTAAAAAATGATGAACACATAGTAAAGGTAGTAGCTGTAATTCAAAGACTTATTTCTACTGGAATGAGGGGAACTGACGATGGTGATATATTAACTGAAGCAGAAAAAGAACAGTTATTGCACGAGTTAGATGAAGTTGCTGAGGAGGTTCAAAATAGATTGGATGATAACGAAGTTGCTTCTAAAACGGCTATGGGTTAAGTAATGGCTTGGTCAGAAGTATCAAAAAAGAGTATTGGAGCTCATAAGGGATCTTCTTTATTAGCTGGATTATCTGACGTAGTAGGTAGTTTAGGAAAAGAAGAATCAAAATTTTATGAATTAGAAGTTGCAGAAGTTTTAGATATATGTTTAGATTCTGAACATGAAGCCTTTGAAGCATTGGGTGGATATAGTAATGGTGCAATTGGTCAAATTAAAATACGTTTATTACATTCTAATCCTAAAGATCTTCCAAATAATTATGAAGGTGGAACTATAGGTCGATCTACTTGGGCTAGACCTCTTTTTTCAAATATAAAAACATATCCATTAAAAAGAGAATATGTTATTGTTGGACAATATCTTTCTAAATTAACTCCTAATAGTCAGACATTACTTAGGGAATATTATTATAGTTCTCCTTTGAGTATGTTTGGTAGTATAAATGCCAATGCTTTTCTTTTAGATAGAGCTTCATCTTCTGATGGTGCATCTGATTATTCTGATACCGAGGTTGGTCAAGAAAAAACAGCAGGAATAGATGAAGAGGTTGCTATAAGTTTAGGACAAGAATTTAGTCCATCTATAACTGTTAAACCTGTGCTTCCAAGAGAAGGTGATGTAATATTAGAAGGAAGATTTGGTCAATCACTTAGATTTGGAAGTCCAGATGGAAATATAATTCCTAGTATATACCTTAGGGCTGGACAAGCAGAAGAAGAGGAAGAGTTAGAATATTTAAAACCTATGGATGAAAATATAAATTTAGATGGTGCTTCTATTTATATGACCATAGATGAATCTATTCCATTAGCTCTTTCTAGTACTGCATTAGATGCAGCTAAAGTTTCAGCCACAATACCTGAAGAATTTTCTGGAAAACAAATAATATTAAATTCAGATAATGTGGTTTTAAATAGCAGAGAAGGAACGCTAGTTGGTATGGCTAAAAATGGAATTGGACTTTCTTCTGGCGGAGATGTTACTTTAGATTCTGTTGGAACAACAACCATTGCTAGTCCAGTTATAAATTTAGGATTTGAAGCAGAAGAACCAGTAGTTCTTGGAAATAAGTTAGAAGAAATTATTGATGAGTTAATGGGCGAGATAGGAAAAATTATAGATGCAATAACTGCAATATCTGTACCAACCGGTACTGGTCCATCTGGACCTCCAGTAAATTCACCACAGTTTTTAGCTGTTAAAAATGTCGGGTTAAAAGCAATAAAAAATAAACTTATTAATATGAAAAGTAAACAAAATTTTACTAAATAGAGAATTAATATGGCAAATTTAATAGCTCCTAGTGGAAATTACGATGCAAGTATTTATGAAGATAATACATATAATTTAATTCCTTGGAATTGGGAGTTTGATTATGATATAGATACTGATGTTCAGTCGTTTACTATTGTTCTTTCTGAAGGAATAGAACCTAGATTAGCAACAGAGTGGGTTGATAGTATTCAATTAACTCCAACACAATTTAAAGACGGTGCTTGGCCATATGGTGGTCCAAGATTAACTAATTTAAATTCTACTTCAACATACTACTGGGATGTTTTATATATTGTAAATGGAGAAGAATTTTGGGAGAATGCAAAATCATTTACATTTCCAGAATTAGAAGTAGAAGAAGCTGAAGAAACAGATGAAGATTCAGAAGCTATGGGTTTTGGAGATACTGCAGTAGCATCAGTAGAACAGCCACCAAAACCAGTACCTGGTCCATGGGGTCCATTTTCAACTCAAGTTGTTAATCATATTAGAAAACAAAAAAAGGCATATGTACCACCTCCACCTCCGCAAGCTAGAAAACAATTTGCAGATAAAGTTGTTTCAGAATACGATAAAGTCATAGGAAACACTACAGATCTTTTTTATCATAATGGGGTTATGAGAACAAATAGTCAACTTTTTAAAATTATGTTTAAAGCTGGATTAGATATACTTTCTGTTGTAAAATATTATGATGAAAAAAAATATGAAGCACAACTTATTGCATTAGGAAAAGCATATCTTGATTTTTTAGTAGATAAATTAGTTCCATATAAGGTTCAAGTTAAAGCTAAAGCAACAGCTGGATTAGTTGCATCTGAAGTTGCAGAAAATTCATTAAAGATTTTAGATCCATTAATGAATATTTTTTCAGAAGGATTAGAAATAATAGTAAAGCTTATTGCTCCTTTAATTTCTGAGGAAGAAGAGCGAGAACGTTGGTTAGGATTGGTTGATAATTTAGAAGCAAGCGAATTAAAAGCAGAAGAAGCAATACAGGAATCTATTGAAAATGAGCAACAAAAACAATTATCAATTAAAGAACAACAAGAAAGATTAAAAGAAAATGAAGAATTAATTAAAGCTGAAACTGAAAAGTTTAAAAAAGAGTTAGAAGCAAAACAAGAGCAACTAAAAGAAGACACAAAACTAGTTCCTGAGATAATTATACTTAAGAGTTTAGCCGCTATTGGAGATATTCTTGCAACGGTGGCATTTAGAATAATGGCAAATGGGCTAGTATTGAATTGGACAGGAGCAACATTAAAAACAACTGTACCTCCACCTGGAGCTACTAATACAATTGCTAATGTTGTATTATTGCCTTATTTTGATAAAGGTGAACTTATAAGTGGAATGAAAGCTACAACAATACAAGAGACGGAAGATGATATGGTAAAAGAGTATGTAAAATTATTTAAATCTCATACTAAATATTTGTCTGGTGTAACAATTGGTATGGTACCATTAGCTGGTATACCAACACCTATACCATTTCCATGGCTTGGATTGAAGTGTAGTGTTTAAAAAAGGAGATATGTTATGAAAACTAATGCATTAAAATCGCTGATAAAGGAAGCAGTTAGAGAAGAGCTTAGAGCTTCTTTACCAAAATTGTTAAAGGAAAATTCAGCGTTAGAATCAAAAAAGGCTCCAGTTAAGAAGTCAGATTTTATGGAAGGAATAAGCCACGCTATGAATCTTCAAGATCAAGTAAAAATAGCAAATGTATCTGATAAGAAAAAATATTCTAATAAAATGTCGCTATCAGAAGCTTTAGCAGATACAGCAGGCACAGGACAAAGGATACCTCAAGATGATACTTATCCAACAATGGATCAAGTATTTACAACGAGCAATGTTCCACAGGCTCCTACTACGTCTCCAGATGGTAGACCGGTAGATTTAGATGCGGTACCAGATTCAGTAATGAAAAATTTAAATAAAGATTATAGTCAACTTTTACAAAAGGTAGATGAGAAATCATCAGCAAGAAAGGTGTAATAAATGCCAGATCCTAATCAAACATCATTTAATCCTATAGATGAAGACGACAGATTTGTAGGCATATTGTTGCCAATGTCAAATTCTGGACAAGGATATTTTGCTCCAACAAAAACTACTAGGGAAGCAGCCTTTACAAATTTAAAAAATTTGATAATGACAATGAAGGGTGAAAGGCCAATGCAACCAGAGTTTGGTTGTGATATTCACAAATGTATTTTTGATCCAATAGGTGAAGATATAAATGTTAGAATAGATGGTGCAATTAGAGATGCAATAGATGAATGGTTACCATATATTGTTGTAGAAGACGTTATTGTTAACACTACAAATGCAGATAAAGATAATAATAGAATTAGAATTACACTTAAATATTCAATTAGTCTTATGGCTCATTCATTAGACGAATTAACATTTGAATCTGCTGGTGGAACTATTATTGCTGCAAATGAAGTTAATCCGGCGTTTTTAGAATAGGAGATAAGTAATGGCCGATACACAAGTTAAAAAAGAAGTAAGATATGTAAATAAAGATTTTGCAAGTCTTAGGTCTAATTTAATGGATTATGCTAAAGTTTATTTTCCAAATACATATAACGACTTTAATGAATCATCTCCAGGTATGATGTTTATAGAAATGGCCGCATATGTTGGAGATGTTTTATCATATTATATGGATTCTCAAATAAAAGAATTATTTATTCAACACGCTGAAGAAAGAAAAAATGTTGTAAATTTAGCAGAAGCATTAGGATATAAACCTAAACAGTCTTATGCAGCATCTACTACATTAGATGTTTTTCAATTAGTACCTTCTACAGGAACCGGCGCAAATAATAAACCAGATTATACATATGCTTTAATCATAGAGGAGGGAATGCAAGCTTCTTCAACATTAGATAGTACTATAGCTTTTAGAACTAATGAAACTGTTAATTTTAATTTTTCGAGTTCAAATGATCCAACCGATGTTTCTATTTATGAGAGAGATGGAGGAACAGGAGAACCAACATATTATTTATTAAAAAAATCTGTTAAAGCAAGTTCAGGAACAGTAGCATCTGAAACGTTTACAATTGGATCTCCACAAAAATATTTAAGAGTAGCTCTTAATAATACTAAAATATTAAAAATAATTAGCGTTAAAGATTCAGATAATAATACCTGGTATGAAGTTCCTTATTTAGCTCAAGATACAATATTTAAGGAGCTCAGAAATACAGCAGAAAATGATCCACAATACGCTCAGTATAATGATACTGCTCCATATTTGTTAAAATTAAAAAAGACATCTAGGAGATTTAGAACTAGAATTAGAGGTGATAATAAATTAGAATTACAATTTGGAGCTGGAATATCTTCTGATCCAGATGAAGTAATTATTCCAAATCCAGATAATGTTGGTTCTAATTTACCGGGTGGAAAAACATATTTAGATGTATCGATTGATCCTTCAAATTTTTTATATACTAAAGCTTATGGACAAATTCCACAAAATACAACTTTAACGGTTCAATATTTAACTGGTGGAGGTTTATCAGATAATGTTCCTCAGGGAGATTTAACCACAATTTCTAGTATTAATTCAACATACGATAACGATGCTGGAGTTAATGCAGGTGTTAGCAATACTGTAAAGGCATCTGTTGCTGTTAATAATAATGAGGCAGGAGTTGGAGGTAAGGGAGCAGAAACTATTCCAGAAATACGAAATAATGCTCTAGCCCATTTTTCAGCGCAAAATAGAGCAGTAACAAAAGAGGATTATATGATCAGAATATATTCTCTCCCAGAAAAATTTGGTAGAATAGATAAAGCATATATTGTTCAAGATGAACAGCTAAATAAGTCTAAACTTCTTCAACCAGTTGATAGTGTAGATGGGTCTTCAGTTTTACCTACAGATCAATCTGAAACAATTAAAAATCCATTAGCTTTAAATTGCTATGTATTAGGTTTAAATTCAGTTGGAAATTTAACTCCAGTTAATGAAGCAATAAAGCAAAATTTAAAAACATATATGGGTCAATATAGAATGTTAACCGATGCTATAAATATTAAAGATGGATATATTATTAATATTGGTATAAATTTTGAAATTATAGTTTTATCTGGACATATTAAAAGAGAAGTGCTATTATCATGTGTAAGCAAGATTAAAGATATTTTTAGTTTAGATAAATGGCAATTTAATCAGCCAATATCATTATCGGATATTTATACTGAGCTAGCTATAATTGAAGGTGTACAGTCAGTTATAAGTGTAGACGTTGAAAATAAGTGGGATGCCGATCTTGGATATTCAGGAAATGTATATGATATAGAAGAGGCTAATAAGAATGATATTATTTATCCATCTATGGACCCCTCTATTTTTGAAGTTAAATATCCAGATAGCGATATTAAAGGCAAGGTAGTAGCAACATAGGAGAGTTAATGTGTTTTATTCGATATTTCCAGAGAAAGATGCAACATTATACGAAGTAAGTTCAAGTCAGAATACTGGACTAGATGAAATTTTAGAGCTTCAAAATACACAAGCACAAGCCGCTGGAGCAACAGTTCCATATAACTCTAGAATATTAATGCAATTTGATATATCGAGTGTTTCGAAATCTATAGCTGATGGCGATATAAATTCAAATGCAAAATTTTATTTAAGATTATATACGACTAAAGCTGAAGAAATTCCACTTTCATATTCATTAGAAACATATCCTGTTAGTCAAAGTTGGCAAATGGGATCGGGTAAATATTATAATTTTCCAAAAACAACAGATGGGGTTAGTTGGAAATATAGAAATGGACAATTAGATGCTGCTCAATGGGCAACTGCTTCTTTTGTAGCTGGAACAACTGGTGGATCAACTACTGATAATGGTGGAGGAACATGGTGGACAGTGTCAGGATCTGCAACGCAAAATTTTAATTATGAAGAAACAGACGTTAAATTAGATGTAACAACCATAGTTAAAAATTGGATGACAGGATCTGTACAAGCTGGAGGTGGTATACCAAATCATGGTTTTATTGTCAAGAGAGTAGAAGCAGATGAAACATTAGTAACTTCAGGATCTCTAGGATCATTACAATTTTTCTCTAGAGATACTCACACAGTATATCCTCCTAAATTAGAATGTGCATGGGATGATTCTACATTTGCTACTGGATCTTTATCAGAATTAACTTCTAGTGAAAAGGTAGTTTATTTTAGAGGATCAAAACATGAATATGCTTCTGGGTCTAGAGTAAGATTTAGATTAAGAGGAAGAGAAAGATTTCCACAAAAATCATATGTAACAACAGCATCTTATACTACTAGTAATTATTTTTTACCAACTAGTTCTTATTATTCAGTTAAAGATGCTCATACTGAAGACACAGTTGTAGATTTTGATTCAAGTTATACAAAGATTAGTTGTGATTCAGAAGGAAATTATTTTGATGTATGGATGGATGGATTCCAACCTGAACGATATTATAGATTTGTATTAAAGGTTGAACAAGATAAGTTAGTAGAATATTTTGATAACGATTATATATTTAAAGTGGTGAGATAAAATGGCTAGAGGAGACCGACGACTCGAACGCCAACGCCGTGAGAAGAATCTCGCAAACAATTCAGGCGGAGTATCTGGTGCAAATGCTAAAGATCCATCATTATTAGCATCCACTGAAGATGGGATATTTTCCACAGACACTGCAATATTAAATACTCATCTAGAAGCATCAGGTAGTGTTCCAACAGAAAGAAATGGATATGGAGATGTTGTAGCAAAATATCATATTGATAGTATAGCTTCAAATATAGATGCAAGTTTAACTCAAACTAGATATGAAAATGAAACTTTTGAAAAAGTATTAGATACTTCAATATCAGAATTACTTCCTGGCGGTGGAGGAATGGATCCTAGAGAATTCTTTGCTAATTATGAAGAATTAAAAGATTCTTTTCCAGCATATGCGGCTGCAGCATCACACGAATATTTATATAGTTCTAGTTTAAGTTATTTAGCAGAATCAACTGGAGCAGGCGAAGCTGCAGAGATTACAGAATTAGATGCTCCAGAAATAACAATACAGCCTATTGGGCCAAGAACAGTTTCAGATGAAATTGAAATTATATTAGGACCAGTTGTTGCTACAGGTTTAGATTTAAAATATCAATGGAGAAAAGATGGATCTGAAATTCCAAATGAAACTACTGATAGTCTTATATTGTCATCAACATCGGAAGATGATAATGGAACATATACTTGTCAAATTTCAAATGATGCTGGAGCAGTATTATCGTCTGATGTAAAATTAGATGTTATTCCATTATTTGAATCTGGATTAATTGAATCTAATATAATTGAAAATGGTGGTGGTGAAAAAGGAATTACTGGTTGGACTCCAACGGTGGGAGAAATAGGATCAAAGGCATATCAACAAGAGCCTATTGGTATATTTCCAGATTGGTCACAGTGGGATGAATGGGTTGGAGATACCTATCCATATTTACGCGTTACAGATGGTGGTGAAATATATCTTTGGGGTGGAGAAAATGCTATTACCGTTGTTTATCAAGATATTGATTTAAAACCAATAGCAAAAGCATTTGAACAAAAAATTGAAAATATAGGTGGATGTGAATATCTATTTTATGGTTGGTTAGGTGGACATGAAGAACAAAAAGATTTTGCTAGAGCTAAGGTAGAATGGATAGATGCTGGAAATACAATTTTAGATGTATATGAATTTGAAATGGGAGATGGCATTAGAAGAGAAATAGTTCCAGGAACAAGTAATTCTGCAGTTTGTTTAGTTGGACTTAATTCTGGACCACCATATACTGAAGCTCCAGATTTAAAATCAAAAGCATTATTTAATGATGGGAGAGATCCTGGACAAAATAATATTTTATTAAGTATTGAGCAAAGTTGGCAAAATGTACCACTTGGAGCTAGAACAGCCAAAGTATCAATTATTTTTGATAGATTTGAAGGAGATGAAAATAGTGCATTCATAGATAATATGACATTAGCTATGAGAACAGTATCGGCTGAAACATATAATGCAGCTGATGCAGCAGCAGATGCAGCTGAAGAGGCAGCATTAGCAGAGTATATACAATCAACATTTGATTGGCAAGATCCAACAACATATACTCAAGCACCAGCTCCATCATACGATGGAGGATATGATGGAGAATTTTCTACTGAACATCAAGATACTCATCCATCTGCGCCTGGAGAATGGAGATGGACAGCGTCTACTGGAGTATGGACACCAGCATATTTATGGACTGGATCAAGCGGATCTAGTGGACACTATACCAATGTTTGTTTTACAGAAACTGCTTTAGTATTTA